ACCCTCAAAACTTAGTAGACTCTGAACTGATAATAGAAGTGGTTAATGATAAAGGACAAATATTAGAGACTAGATACACAGACGAAGGACAAAAACTTTTTGACTACCATTATGATGAATATTATCAAATGATAAATGATGCAAAAATTAAACCTGCGTTTACCATACCATTTGGGTAAAATGGTAGGAAACAACCCATCAACTTAATGCAATATTATTTGGATACGTCTAAATAATGTTGTATTTTTGTTTAATACTAAAACTAACAATATGAACTTAAAAGAATTTATTAAAGAATGTAAAGAGAATCCAGTAGAAGTATTATTGGAACTGGTAACTCTTTGTCTAATCTTTTTATTTGGATACGTTGCAATATGGATATTTTATTAATTATGGATATATATGACAAATCAGAAGATGAATTTTTAGAATGGCTACAAAGCCAAATTAACGATGAAGAGGAAGGTATAAGCGACACCGACCAACTCGACAATCTATACACTTTTATATCTAATAGAATAATACGTAGAAAAAAAACACACAAAAAATTATTGAAGTGGGCATTTTGGGATGAAAATTTATTTGACTCCAATGAGTAGCTTGGGTAGAAACGTAATTGCTGAAGTTTATAAAAAGCAATTAGAGGCAGAGAGATACAAGTTATCTACGATAGAACTTAACGACTATTTTAAATATAGCGGTAAGGAAGAACATAATAACAGACTCATAGCTATTACACCTAAATATAGAGTACGAGATAAAATGCTACCTATATCTAATGATATGAGAAAATACATACTTAAAACATACAAAAATGCAAGAAAAATATTACGCTAAATTAATTGCTCAGAACCTTGAGATGAAGGTTAGACTAAAAAAAACAGAAAATCTTTTAAAAAAAGAAAAATTAAAAAACTTTAGCTGGAGACTTTGTGAGAAAAAATTAATTAATGGGCATTGGTATTTAAAAGGCTCTGATGTTTTGATGTCCAATTAATTTATACTAACTTTACACAACTGATAAACTAAAAATTATATTATGAAAATTATATTAGAAGAAATTTTGTGGAGAAAACAAGAGAAAACTCCAAATAAAAAACGAATTCAAAAGCTTCAACAATTTTGTGACAAACAAAAAATGACTTTATTTCAGTTTAGAAAAACTGGAGAATTAATGAAAAGAGAAACTTATGACGATTATTTTAAATTAAGAGATTCAAGAATAGTGAATCACGGATTAAGATTACTACCTAACTCTACGGACATTATAAGATATGTTGGAGGTTATTGTGTGCAGTTATTACCTGATAACAACTATTGTTATTATTATGACAGAACTATGGAGGTCTCTCAAGATTTAAAAGAAATGGAAACAAAACTTTTTAACATAAAGGTTAATACATTTATATTTGATTATGGAAGAGGAGAATAATAAATCTAGCCACTGGTTTGATATTCAAAGAAATTTATCTTCCACCGAACCAACCACCGAATCAGAAGAAATTAAAGTACCTACTTACTACGTAGGCAATACTTATAGGAAAGGCAAATACCAAGCACGTTATGTAGTAGAGGACTTTGAATGCACTTGGAACATTGGAAATGTTGTCACTTATTGCTTACGTTCAAAATTCAAGCACGATGATGGAGGAATTGAATGTTTAGAAAAATCAATCAACCACCTTAAATTTGAAATTGAACGTTTAAAAAAATTGCACAATAAATAAACATTACTTATATTTGTAATGTATTCATAATAGAATAGGAGGAGAGAATCGGTTAATTTTTACCACCCAACTTAAAGGAACTAAGAATTCCATTAATGTTAAATGTTTTGGTTTAATCTCCTCCTTTTTTTAAAACAAACAAACAAACAACTATGTTATTAAAAGAAATTTTTAAAACTCCGTCACAACCAACTACAATAATGGAACTGATGGATGAAGTTAAAAGGTCAGCTAAAAAACTAAAGCAAACCCTTCACGAAATAAATGAATGGGAGAAATCAATAATAAATAAATCTAACAATGAAAAGAGAAGTATTTAAAAAACTAGTAGAAAATGTGTGCAGGGTATGTGAGATAAACAAAGAAGACTTGTTCACCAAACTTAAGATTAGAAAAAATGTAGATGCTAGACATCTTCTTTATTACACTTGCAAACAAAGGAATATGGCTTTAGTAACAATACAAGGATATATGGAAGATAATGGATATAACATTAATCACTCATCTATTATACACGGCATAAATGTAGTAAAAGAAAATATAGAAAATGATTCTGACTATTTAACTATTACTAATCAGATTCAAGAATGTTCTATACTTTAAATGATGTATTCAATCAATCCATAGCTGATGAATTTTCAGCTAATTTAAACGCTGAAGATTATGAAGCAAGAATATTGTACGGAATAAGAATTGAGAAAAATCTTAAAACTAAAAAAGTAATTATTCACAATACAACCATAGGGGGAGACTTTTACAAGGAAATTACATCCGAGCAGTATGAAGTTTTTAGCAAAAAAGGATGGCGGTTAGCTGTTTTTGTCTTATGTTTGTCTAACTATCGTAGAAAATTAGATATGGTAGAGCACAACATAAAGAGAGAAGTTAATAGCAGAAAGAATGCAAAGCACATTCAAAATCTTAAAAGTGCAAGAGAAAGAATTATGTGTTCTTTTACGAAAGTAACAAAGAAAATTAATTTAATAATCAAACAAACAAACAATGACTAAATTAAAAACAATCAGTATTAAAGGAAAGGCTTACGTTGAAGTTAAAGAAAGACTTAAGCATTTTAGAAAAACCTATCAACACGAGTACGGACTAGTAACAAACGTATTGTCTCACACATCAGATAGTATATTGTTAAAAGCAGAAATTATAGATAAGACCAGTGGCTTTATTGTCGCTGATGGGATAGCTTTTGAAGAATCTGCATCATCTTTTATAAACAAAGGGAATTATGTAGAAAATTGTCAAACATCCGCTTGGGGCAGGGCATTGGGTAACTTTGGAATAGGTGTGGATAATGCGGTAGCTAGTTATGAAGAAAGTGCAAACTGGAAGCTAAACGATAAGCCAGTATCTACTCCAGTTAAAAAATCTTTACCTAAAAAATCTACAACAGTTATAGTAGACTTAGACCAAAAGGGGACTAAAGAAGTTATTGATATACCTAAAATGTTAAGCTACATTGCTAATCAAAAAA